GCATTGATGTTGGCATTGCCACTGTTCTCAATTTCATCAATGAACTTCTTCTGCATCTCCACTTTGTCTTTGAGAGATTGTTTCTTCAATTCCAAAGTTCTGGTTTCTTCCTTGCAAACTCTGATCTTATCCTTGATAAGAGAGTTCATTGCAGAGAAGATTCTGATATCAAGAAGATCTTCAATGACTTCACGACGATTAGAAGAAGTCAATTGCATAAAGGGAACAAAAGTGCTGCTACCCAGAATCACAATCTGAGTAAATGACTTGTAGTTCATCTTCAGAACATTCTGCTCCAACCACTTCTGCTGATCCACTGCAGAAGCACTTTGATCCAATGCTTTACCATCTCTATAGATCTCAAAGATGGTAGGTTTGATTCCCCTTACAACCTTCCACTCAACATTGTTTACAGTAAACTCAATTTCAACTCTACAATCTTTCTCATTGATTGAGTTGACCAGTTGTGGTTTATTGATTTTCCTGAACGCCTTCCCATAGAGAGAAAAGGTAAGAGCATCAAGGATAGTGCTCTTACCTGCTCCATTTGATCCAATGATCAATGTGGTTCCATTTTCTGTCAGGTTGACTTTGGTTTCGTGCTGTCCTGTTGAGAGAAAATTTTTCCAACTAATAGTTTTAAACAGTATCATATGAAATATCAGAGGGAGGAATCACAATGTCATTGGATGTTATTATTGTATAACGGTGTCCATGAATTTCGCAAGTTTTTATCATTAAATCGTCATCAATCTCCAGAACTTGCATCTCTGGAAATCCATTCTCTTCTTCCAACATCAGTCCATAACGAATGGCATCATCCTCCTCCTCAAAGATGTAGAGGACTTGATCCCCATCATCATCTGTTACTGAAAATGCACCTTCTTTTTCTTTTCCTGCAACTGTTAGAAGAAACATTAAACTAACTCACAAGCCTCTTGGTAGATATCTTTCAGAAGTTTTTGAACAATGGATTTGTCCAGATGTGTTTCTGATTCCTCAATATATCTATCAAGGATAGAAAGAGTGTCTTCTGATTCATATGCTTCTGTTTCATCACCATACCAACCAGTGAACTCATGGTTCTCTACAACTTTCATCTCTGCTACACCAGCAGAATAAAGTTTGTCAATGAACTTTTCAAACTTGACTGTATCACTCTTCTTACGAACAATGACCTTTACAATCTTATTTTCATATTCAGAAGCATTGAACAGTTGGTGATCATTGTCCTCATAATAGATGTTATGGAACAACTTGTAGGGATTGTTGACTGGTGTGTGTTCTAATGTTTCAGTATCAAAGATATGAAATCCTCTGGTGTCATTTACATCAGTCCAGAACATTTCATAAGGATTGCCTAAGTAAAATACTGTTCCATTGTCCGATCGAGTGTGATAGTGACCAGAGAAGACCTTGGAGAACTTCTCAAATAGTTTGCTCTCAAGACCGTGGTCCATGACGATTTGACGATTAACTCTAAATCCTGTGAGCTCAAGGTGCCCCATCGCACACTTGCAAGTTGTATTTTGAATAGATTTGATAGTACTCTCTTCGTTTTCTGCATTAATCCAAGGAATGAATAAGATATTAAGATTATCAACTTTGACTTCTGTTGGTGAAGAATAAACCTTTACATTTGAATACTCCCTCAACAGGAGATCAACTGCATTGATAGAGTTTGTGTTTTTGTAATAAGCATCATGGTTACCAACCATCAGATGCATATCAATTCCTCTTTCTTTCAGAGGATCAAAAACAACTCTCTGTGCCCAAGTCAGTGCTTTGAATTCAATACCTTTGCGACTATCAAAGGCATCACCCATATGAATAACTGTCTTGATGCCCTGTTCATCTAAGGTAGGGAAGAAGACATTCTTGTAAAACTGTTCAAAATAATCATGGAACAAGGTGGAAGATTTCCTTGCTCCATAATGTGTATCAGTGATGATTGCTACTTTCATCAATAGCGAAGTTTAGAGTGGACATTATCTTTGATGCTATTGTAGTCAGAGTAATTGCCACTGTCAAGGTCATTGGCATCAAAGACTTCATCAAAGTTAGTTTTCTCCAGGATCTTGTTCTTGATCTCTAACTGCTTCTTTTCTTGGGAGATCCTTCTCAGGAAAGCATAGTAGATGATTTGAGTGAAGTATGCAAATGGATTCTTGGACTTCTCAGGATTGAAATTATGAATATATCTCACACAGTTCTCAATACCATCACAGATCATATCATCCTTGAACATGTAGTTCACAAAGTTTGGTTTGTATGATAGGTGATTAGCAATCTTCAGAAAGCACTCTCCAATGTAAGAGGGAATCTGAGGTTTGGGTTTGTCATTTGCTTCTGCCCGCTTGACCTCAGCAAAATAGTTCTCAAGAGCTTCAAGAAACTCTTTGTTATTCACGTAGTGTTCAGAGTTTCTTCCTCTTTTCATCTGATTAAATCTTGGAGACAGCACTGACATAATATATCTTTATCTGATATTAGTATACCAGGAATTCAAATAGTTGACAAGTTCTGGAATCTTGAGTAGGATAGGTTTGTTCCTTTTGAAGATAAGTAATAGCTTGAAGCTTAGCTGTTATTAAAGATCTTCTCTAAGACCTCTTTTGCTTCAGAGACAGTAGAAATAAATCCCATTCCTTTACTTGGTTTGGTATTATTACCATCTCCTTTGAACATCTTTCTAATGAAGTCTTGGTAATTGACAATCATTTCTACATCAGAGGATTCACTCATAGTAAGAACATCACTCATGTCTACTATGAACATATCTTCTGTAGTTGTCTTTAACCAAGGTTCAAACTTGTACCCTGTTACTTTACCTCTAATCTTTACTTCCTCTACAACAATAGGATTAGATAAAATTAGTAAAGTTCTATCACCTTCATCAGATGCTGCTACTTTGGTAAAGATTTCATCACCACATTTGAATTTGATTGTTGCGTAAAAATCATCTTCCATCATAAGCAATACTCCCTTTCTAATCTTTTATGTCAATAGAAATAATGTCATAATTGAACTGTTCTTGAACATAAATCTTGATTCTTTCAATAAAGTGATTCAATGTATAATTCTTTCTTGACCCTGTAGTAAGGTCATCAGCAATATCATATAATCTTGCTTTTACTTTGTCTTTGCCTTTTCTTAGGACTCTACCAATACTCTGTAAGTTTCTAACTCTTGATTTGGATGGAGAGGCAAAAATAACGTTGTGTAGATTCTTGATGTTGATACCTGTGCTGAAGGTTCCATAAGATGCAACAATAATTGCATCCTTCTCTTCCTCAGTAATTTTTCTTACAAGTTCTCTATCTTCAGCATCTACGCCACCATGAATGAAGAATACTTTTCTTTCACTGGTTACCTTGCTATTTATTATTTCAAAAAGTACCTTACCGTGTGCTTCTACTCTTGAGAAAAGAATAAGAGTATTACCTGTCAGATCAATAGCAAGATTAGTGATAAATTTGTTTCTTTTCTCATGACCAATGAGGAATTGAATTTCATCTTCATAAGTATCAAACTTCTGTGGTTTGTACTTGAGAACTAAACATTGAATATCAAGAGTAGAGAGATGACCTTCATCAATCAGTTTCTTAGTTCCAGTAACTTTATATGATGGACCAAATAATCCTTCCAATACCCATTTGTGGGTTTGTGTTCCATCAAGTGTTCCAGTGAAACCATATCGATACTTAGCATGATGCAACTTGTCCATGATACCTATCAGTGACTTGCTCTTGAACAAGTGTGCTTCATCTCCAATTACAACATCATATTCTTCAAAGAATGATCTATCTAAGTTGTAAACAGATTGCCAAGTTGTAATGGTAACTTCACTGGTGTTTATTCTTTCTCTGCCAGCATAGATCCTGTGGCAGTGATTTTCTGCATCCCACCCATAATCCTGGAAGTCCTTGAACATCTGCTCTACAAGGGATGTAGTGGGCACTACAAGAAGGATCTTCTTACCTAATGCCACAAAGTACCTAACAATGGCATAAATCATGAATGACTTGCCAGATGCTGTTGGTGAAATAAGAAGTTTTCTGTTATATCTCAG